TTTTTGCAAATGGCAAACTGACTGCCTCTTGCTTCTTGCCCACTGGAAAGAACAGGTCAGGAAAGGCGTAATCCCTGCACGCTGCATTTTCTAAATGAGGCAATAAAGGAATCATTGAAAAGATGCTCATTGGTTGGTTGCTACCCACTGATCAAGGCTTTGAATAACCCAAGAATCTTCAATGCCCGCATTACGGCGCTTGACGATGACCACTGCTGGTGGCGCTGCCACAAGGCCACGGGCTGCGGCGTAATGCGTAGCCTCTGCCACTGCCTCACGCCAAAACTCTGGCAGTGCTAGGCTTTGACGATTCTTTAACTCCAACACATAAGTCTTGCCAGCGATGATCACAACTAAGTCACCTTCATCTTTGGCACCTGTCTTGGTCAAACGCTCCGCAAGGACACCGACACTGCGCAGCCACTTCATCACTGCAGTTTCAAATGCAGCGCCCTTGCGCCCGTTTGGATTTGCCATTACTTGACCACGCTGAGATGAGGACTGCGTGCGGGTGACGGTTTCATCATCATTGGCCCCCATGATGATTCTTCGCACGCAGCCCTCAAGTTTGTGTTCTCTTCTTCAAGTTCGTTGGTGTACTTGGACAATTCATTGAAAGATGCCCAAGTCTGTTTCAGGTCATTAGATGCCCGTGAAAGGCCAATCAGGTATGAGATGCCTGCAATGGATGCGCCAAAGAAGATAAGAAAGGCTGAATTGATCATGCGCTTTTGTCCAAGGTCTTTTGCAGCGCCTCAATCATTGTGTGCAGCTCATAAGGGAGCAGGCGAGCAATTAAAAAAGGCTCGTTGCCTATCTCTTCTGAAATCTGCTGGCGGGCAAGGTCAAGTTCTGTAGCCGATAGAACGTCATCTTTTCTAAAATCTTGAATTGCCATTGCCAGTTGCACAAGCGCTTTTGGGCTGACGGCGCGGGCGATGGTTTCGCACAAATCTTCAATCAGCCACTTATCAGTGGTTGTAAGCAGGATGCCATCTTGCCCATCTCTTTGGGCTTGCATAATCTGAAGGCTCATTTTTGAACCTCAAAGGCATCCTTGAAAGCCTGCCATTCCTCTGTCTTATCTATGGCCCGCCCGTGTCGCCAATCGCGTACCTGGTCGAGTAAACCGCCGCGCTTGAAGGCAATGAAGGCAGCAATTGTGAGCAATAAAGTAATAAAAACTGGCCAAATGTTCTGCAATTTTCTCTCCCTTGCGCGTACCATGAACACGCCAGGTGATGAGAACCAGTGCAGTTTGTCCGATTTTGCCTACTCCACCTCAAGTAGGGAAATTCGGACATCTCCCCCAAGGGGGGCGGTGCGCTGATCTTCATCACTGGCAATGAACTCATGGTGAGTTTGTTAAAGCTAGTGATTGGAACAGTACAAATGTTAAACACTTGCTGCGCAAAGAAAAGAACAAATGCGCATGTTGATTGCGGCTCAATTAAGGCTCAATTGCGACTCAATGGCACACACCACATTGTGAAAATGTGTAGCAGATGAGTACCCATCACATCTCTTCACATCCGCACAAGAAAGAGAAAGTATCGCCTAAACCAAAACGGGGCAAAGTGGCCCACACAAGTTACGAGGCGGCAGTGCTTAATCAGATGGATGCAACAGGTGTGGCAGAGACCATTGCCGGTGCCACGCTGCGCAGTATCCAGGGCGGTGTCTATGAGTGGCATGAAGAGGTAGGCAACGCTCTTGCTCGTCACTACACCATTCAAGGATTTGGCTCCCTGCATCTGGTGCGCGATTGGGCGCTTTTGCGTAAAACGTGCGGAGCCAAACATCCAAGCCTTTTGACCTATGAGGATATTGAGCAGGTGATCTTTGATTACCGCAAAAATCAGGCACATGATTCAACGATTCGTTGGTTTATTGTGCGGATGCGTTCAATCTATAAGGCACTCAGGCTGATCAAAATGGTTCCAGCAGATTGTGAACCTACTCAAGGAATCAAGATCAAAAGTGACCCCAAGGGCGACCCGCGCCCGCTCACATTTGCACAAGCAAAGATGTTGATGACCCAAGCGGATGAGCCTTATCGAGAATGGTTTATGTTCGGATGCTTGGCGGGTTTGCGTGCGATGGAGATTGCTAATATCTGCGGTTCTTGGCTTGAAGAAGGTGAACCTGGTCCTGATGGGCAGCCGATGTGGTTGCTTCGCATACAGGGAAAAGGCGGCACCGATAAAGTCATTGCGTGCCATCCTGCACTGCGCGAGCTAATTCAATCTAAGAATACGCAAGGGCGACTTTATGCAATTCAGCCTCACTATCTATCCAAGATGGTAAATAAAGAGATGCGCCGTTTAGGGGTAATGACACGAAACCACAACGATAAAGAAACCAATAAATCAAGGATTAGTTTCCATTCAACCAGGCACTATTTTGCCACCGCGCTGCTGGCAGCCTCAAATGATATTGCGCTGGTCTCTAAGGCGATGAGACACAGTGACCCGCGAACAACAATGATTTATGCAGAGTTGAACCCAGTCAGGCAGGCCGCCTTTGTTTCTACGCTCTTTCAAACCCTTGATTTTGATCAACTTACCAGTAAGGCTAACCCTATTGAAAAGGATGAAAAATAATGAACCAAATTTTTCGATTTATTGACTACTTAGGCACAAATCCGCGTATCAATGATTTATGCAAACACATGCTTGATGATTTTAACTTGCCCGAACATCCTGAACGCATGAGAATTACTTGGAAACTTGGAAACCAAGCCCTTGAAGTCATTGGCGAGTATGGCTATGAAAATGAAGGAGAAGGTTTTGCTGGTGTTTCAATAGGTCAATCCTACTCATACGAATACTGGTCACAATCAAAGCGCGAAGGCTTTGAAGTGGTGACAAATGATATTGAAGGGCCTTGGTCTAGTGCTGGCAATGTGTATGTTCACAAATTGACTCATAATTTTCTTGTAGTTGGCTTTGTGAGTTTGCACTTTGAAGATATGGATGATCAAAAGAGAAATGCGGCTGAAGAAAAGTTGAAACTATTTCTTGCCTTAGTCAATCTTTATGTGATTCACGAGATGCAAAGATTACGATTGGCCGCTTTCGTCCACAATCAACTACCTGAAACTCAAAACAATGGCATGAGCGCAAAGAGTCGTTTCCAGTTGCTTACAAAACGCCAAGTCCAGATTTTGCAGTTGATTGGAGATGGCAAAACAAATGCCCAGATTGGCAAGGCTCTGGGTTATGCCACCACAACCATTCACGCAGAATGTTCCGATATCTATCAAATCCTTGGCGTTGCAAATAGATCACAAGCCTTCGCCCTCGTTGCTGAGTCCTTAGATGAAAGCGAAAAAACCTCACCCAACAAATAAAGTTGAGTGAGGTTTTATACAATTTCGCCGTAAATACTGGCGTAAGCCGCCAAGTCAATTGGACTGTCAGCATGATCAGGCGTTTCAATAAGTCTTGCGACCTTAACAAGTGCCAGGCACATTGCAGCTTGAGCAGGGGTAATTTCAGTTTTCAACCACACTGACCAAAGGCCCGCAATACGGGTGTGATTTGTAAGCGGGTCGCCGTAGTTCTTGTTGCGATCACCATGAGTAAGTTTTTTGGCCGTATCTAGGATTTCACCGCGTTGCATTGCTCCCCCTTTGTCAAGGTTGCATTGTTGCTTAAAATTCAAACTCTAGGCACTTATTTCATACCAGCCTTGCCCCCAAAGGGTAAGAAGGCGTGTGAAAAAAGCATCATATTGTTTGCCGATTACATCGAGGTTGTAAAGATCAACTGCGCGTTGCCTAATTGCTGCGCGGTCAAGGTTTTTCACATCCTCTGCGGCTTGCATAAATTCTTGCAGTGTGCGACATCTAAAACCTGTCACGCCATGAGGATTGTTTTCAGTAAAGGCTCCCCAATCAGTTGTGATTGTAGGCGTGCCACAAGCCTGTGATTCAATGACCACATTTCCAAAAGGTTCAATGTAAAGAGTGGGTGCAAAGGTTGCAATGGCACCGCCCATCAGCGCAGCCCGCTTTTCAGGGTCAACACTGCCAACAAATTCACCGTATCCGATGTGTTCCCCTGGCCCTGCCAAAATTAGGCGTTTGCCAAGGCGTTCACACACCTCTTGAGCAATTCTGTAACCTTTGCGATCAATCAAGCGGCCAATGAAAAGGTAGTAATCACCCTTGCCATCGCCAAGTGGGAACATCTCAGGTTCTAAATACCCTGGAATGACCGCATCATAAAATTGACCATCTGCCGTTGTGGGGTTTTTCCACCCTGCATAAATCGAGTGCATCCAGGCGTAAGACTCAAAGACTCTGTATTTGCTAAAAACGCCCCCGTAGCCAACGCCAAACTCAACTGACATTGCGTGAGGAAAGGCATCGGCAATGGGCTTGTGGGCAGCGCCACCGATCAAACAAATGAAATCTTGCGCCTCAAAGCGCTCACTAATACCGGCAATGACATTGGCATTGAACACCTGCCAATGTGGAAGTGAGGTATCAAATGAAACTGATGTGTAATGGTTGGCACCTTGGGCTGCAGCTCGCATTGGCTCACTGATGCAGGTGATCAACTCATCTTCAACGCCTTCAGACTGCTCACCTGCGTACAGGTAAACGGTGTGACCTTGCGCCTTCATCATCATTACAAAACGGCGCACCTTTTCAGTAAAAGCGCACCCTGCATATTCTTTTGTGACCTGCGTGTGAGGCAGTGCTACAACGTGAAAACGCATTGATTCCCCCGAATCCTTTTATTCTGTAGCTTCGGTTTCGTCCTGTGGAATTAGACCGAGAGCCTTTGCTTCTTCAACAGTAACCTCTTGATAAGTAAT